GAAATGATACCTTTGCTCATTATCAATAATTCTATGGTACATGCCGTAGTATTTAGAAAGATTGGTAATACTATAAAGAACAGTGTGTGGTCTCAGGTAGTTTGGGGTATTGATAAGTGGGGTTTACGAGATTATTTTCAGATACCTAAGACTATAGCTAATCCTATTGTGTTTAAACCCACAGGACAGCAGATTTTGTTTATGGGTCTTGATGACCCTAACAAAGTTAAGTCTGTAAAGTTGCCATTTGGGTATATTGGTATTACATGGTGGGAAGAGCTTGACCAATATGGTGGTGAGAAAGAGATACGTAAAGTTCTACAGTCTACAATGCGTGGTGGTACACTGTTTTGGGATTTTAGAAGTTTTAACCCACCTATATCCAATCTTAATTGGGCTAATCAGTATGCTACAGATGCAATGAGCCGACAGAATACATTAGTAACATCCACTAATTACAATGATATACCAGAAGAGTGGCTTGGACAGGCATTTATAGATGAAGCTTTAGACCTTAAAGAGACTAATCCTAGAGCTTATGAGCATGAATACTTAGGTGTACCTGTAGGTACAGGTGGAAATGTATTTGAAAATGTAGAGCCGCTATACATGAATGATGATTTTATCAATCAGTTTGAGCATATTTATAGTGGTATTGACTTTGGATGGTATCCAGATCCATTTGCGTTTGTAAAGATAGGTGTCGATATCAGTAGAAGAGATATTTATATATTTGCAGAGTTTAGGTGCAATAAAATGTCTAATAAACAGGTATATGACAAACTCTACAATGAATTACAGTATGCTGGAAGACCTTATATGCTACCAGATGAGATAGTTACATGTGATAGTGCTGAACCTAAGTCTATCTCAGATATCAAGAGTTATGGTGGATATGGTGCAAGACCTGCAAAGAAAGGTCCTGACAGTCTTGTATACTCTATGAAGTGGCTACAATCTTTAAATCATATTTATATAGACCCTAAGAGATGTCCAGGAGCATATAAAGAGTTCGTGGAATATGAGTATGAAAGAGATAAAGAGGATGAAGTTGTAAGTGGATATCCTGATAAAGACAACCACAGTATAGATGCCTGCAGATATGGATTAGAAAGATATTGGAGCCGTCGTGGCCAATAAACTGTATAATTAAATTGTGAATGCGTATTATTGCCTGTAAAGGAGAATAACATGGGAATCATTGAAAAACTGAAAGGAGTTTGGAGAAAAATGACCTCTAAAGAAGTTGTAGAAAGAGTCCTGTCTGTTAAGCCTACAGTATCTACAGATATGGTTAATGCTATTACTCTATGGTCAGCTATGTATGAAGATAAATCTCCATGGCTTAAAACTCATCCTACAGAAGAAGATCCTGTAAGGGTAGTTTCTTTAGGCCTTGCTTCAAGTATAGCTAGTGAAAAAGCTAGAATGGCTACTATAGAGATGGAGAGTGAAATTACTCCACCTATGAAAGATGTGGAGAAAGAAAATCCTAATTATCAGCCACCTCAGATAGATGAAAATGGTCAGGTAAGTATGGGTAGAGATTCTATGCTCATTACAGAGCCTGAACCAGCTGGGCCTACTGAAAGAGCAGAATTTCTCAATACTGCATATAAAAAGCTTAAAAAGCAGATAAGAACACAGCTGGAGTACGGTATAGCTAAGGGTGGATTGATTATAAAGCCTTATGTTGTGATGTATGATGAGTCAAAAACTCCTTCATTCAATAATAAGAAATCTGAGGCTGATAATGCAGATAACCTTACATCTTCTGATGATCCATTACCTAAGTATGAGATAGAGTTTGATTTTGTACAGGCTGATATGTTCTATCCTCTTTCTTTTGACAATAATGGAAAGATTACAGAAGCCGCTTTTCTACAGCAGAAGGTAGATAATGATAAAATCTATACTCGACTTGAACATCACAAGCTTACAGGCAGAAGGGTAACAGTAAGAAACTATGCTTTTGTCAAAGCTAATGGTGATGGCAGACCAGTAATGGCTCCTACAAGAACAGAAGACCTTGGTAAACCATGTAGTCTTTCAGAAGTAGCAGAATGGGCTAATTTTGAAGAAGAGGTTACTATAGATAATGTAAATAAGCCTTTATTTGCATACTTTAAGATGCCTGAAGCTAATACTATAGATACTCATTCCCCTCTTGGTGTGTCTGGCTATTCCAGAGCTGTATCTTTGATTAAAGATGCTGATGAACAGTACTCCAGGCTGCTTTGGGAGTATGAGGGTGGTGAAATGGCTATTGATGTAGACAGATATGCTCTTAAAATAGATGAGTCTACACATACCACAAGAATGCCTGTTAAACAGGAGAGATTGTTCAGAAAAGTAGACTTGAACAGTGAGGAAACATACAATGTATTCGCTCCACCTCTCAGAGATACATCTATAATCAATGGTCTTAATACGATACTTACTAGAATAGAAGATACTGTAGGACTTAGTAGAGGTACTTTCTCAGTACAGACTAATACAGAGGCTATGACAGCTACCGAGTTGAAGATTCTCAAACAGAGAAGCTACTCTACTAATGCAGACATACAGGCTGCTTTGGAAGAAGCCCTAAGAGATTCCGTATATGCTATGGATGTATACTGCTCACTGTATAACATAACTCCTGCAGGCAAGTATGAAATCTCATTTGAGTGGGATGATTCTATCTTAGTAGATACAGATACTGAGCTGGAAAGAAGAATGTCTCTTGTAAATGCCGGTATATCATCTAAGCTTGAAACAAGAATGTGGTTCTTTGGTGAAACAGAGAATCAGGCAAAAGTAGCATTACAGAAAGTTGAAGATGAGAAAAAGCAGAGTATCGAGACCAATATCATGGGTCAGAAAGAGCTTGGAGAAGTTGGTCAGGGTAAAGATATGACTGGTGACAACAACAATCCTAATGCTGAAATTAAGAGTCCTACTGAGCCTTCAAGTAAAAATTCTAAGGCTAAATAATTGCCTAGGTATAAAATGTGTTCTATAATGTATTTAGGGTAATGGTGATTGACTTTGCCTTTTACCACACCTCTGACTACAGGCGGGGTGAGACGATATCCCGCCTGTAAACCCAGCCAGCATAGCTCAAATGGTAGAGCATCTGCCTTGTAAGCAGAGGGTTATAGGTTCGAGTCCGATTGTTGGCTTTTGGTAATAATCTCGATTACGAGTTATTATAAATACAGTCTTGCCACAAGACATTTAAACTGTGGTACATTCCGGAGCAGAAAGTGACTGCTCATTTAAACAAAAACTGATATAAGAATGTGGAGAGGGAATCATGAATATCAAAGAAATCTTTGAAAAAGCAACGACTGAGAACAAAGCTCTTACTTATGAGCAGTTTGAGGAGATTGCAAAGGCACAGAAAGCTAAGTTTGCAGACCTGTCAGAAGGCAGATATGTAGACAGACAGAAGTACGAGGACGATTTATCAAAGAAAGCCACAGAAATTGAGACTCTTAATGAGACTATTGCGACTCGTGATACTGACCTGGCTAATCTACAGACACAGCTACAGAACGCTGGTAATGATGCTGTAAAGCTTGAGGAACTTAATAACAGTCTCACAAACTTACAGTCAAAGTATGATACCGATACTGCTGAATTGCAGAAAAAGTTATCTGCCCAGTCTTATGAATTTGCTGTTAGAGATTTTGCTGGTAAGCAGAAGTTTTCTAGTAATGCCGCAAAGAGAGATTTTATAGAATCTTTGGTAAAAAAGAAACTCCCTATGGAAAATGGAAGTATCATGGGAGCAGATGATTATCTTAAAGCTTATGCTAAAGATAATGGTGATGCATTCGTTAAAGAAGCACCTAAGACAGATCCTGCTCCAATATTTGCTGGATCAGCTTCCGGCGATAAAGGTAGTAAAAAACCAAGTCTTTCAGAAATGATGCGTATGAAGAATGAAAATCCTGATTATGTTATCAGTTTTGATGACTAATAAGAGAGGAGAATAATTATGCCACTTTTTGACGCAAAACTGTTTAATGGCGAAGTATTTCAGAAGTATGTAGATAGAGTACCTAATGTACATCTCAACATGCTTATCAATTCCGGAGCAATCGTTACAAGACCTGAGCTTGCTACAGCTATGGCAGACCAGGTAGGTGGAAACTATCTGACAACACCTCTTAAGGGTCTCATCAGTGGTTCTACTCCACTTAACTACGATGGTGTTACTGATATCACATCTCAGAACACACAGACATTCTCTCACTCCAGAGTAGTTGTTGGTCGTGCCCAGGCGTGGACAGAGAAAGACTTCTCCTATGATATCACAGGTGGAGTAGATTTCATGCAGAATGTAGCTGAACAGGTTGCAGAGTACTGGGATGAAATCGACCAGGCAATGCTTGTAAACATCCTCAAGGGTGTATTCTCAATGTCTGATACAGAGGGCGCTAAGTTTGTAAATGAGCATACTTATGATGTAACAGGCATCACAAACAGTGAAGGTGTTGTAGGCTACATGGATGCTACAACTCTTAACACTGGTATGCAGAAGGCTATGGGTGACCATAAGCAGAAGTTCGCTCTTACACTTATGCACTCAGCAGTAGCTACACACCTTGAGAACTTGAAGGTTCTCACATACCTTAAGTACAACGATGCTAATGGTATTCAGAGAGACCTTACAATTGGTCAGCTCAACGGACGTCTCGTTCTCGTTGATGATGATATGCCTACAGAAGTAAACGGAGAGACTGGCGTAACTACATATACAACATATGTATTTGGTCAGGGCGCTATCGAGTTTACAAACTGTGGTGCTAAGGTTCCTTATGAGATGAGCAGAGATCCTAAGACTAACGGTGGTCAGGATACCCTGTATTCTCGTCAGAGAAAGTGCTTTGCACCTTATGGTATTAGCTTCACAAAGGCTAAAATGGCAACACTCTCTCCTACAGATGCAGAGCTTGCTGATGGAGCTAACTGGGAGCTTGTTAATACTAACAACACTTCTGGTACAAAGCTTTACATCGCTCATAAGGCTATTCCGATTGCTCAGATTAAGTCTCTTGGTTGATTTGCGGGGAAAGGAAGGTATTGTCTAATGTACTTAACATTTTCAGAATATCAGGATATGGGCGGTACATTAGACGAAACCGCCTTCAAAGATTTAGAGTATGATGCAGAATCCACCATAAACTGGTATACATTTAATCGTCTTAAAAGACCTGAATGGGCATCAGTGCTTGAAACCGAAGAGCTTAAAAAGTGTATGTATCAGTTGATAAGACTGAAACAGATGGAAGATGAGCTTTTAGCATCAAGTTCTGGTATTGGTATAGGTGGAATAGCTTGGACAAAAGAAGCTGGCATAACACAGGAATCTAATGATGGTGTATCTGTCAGCTATAATACTTTGAGTTCAGGCGAACTGATGGCATACCTAAATGGTACAAAGACCAAGCAGGACTTAGTAGACCGATATCTGAACGGTATAGTCAATGACCTCGGACAAGAGATCCTTTACCGGGGCATATACAGGAACGAATAATTATGTATGGCTATATTTATAAAACAACAAATCTAATAAATGGCAAACAATATATAGGTTTGCACAGAGCAAAAGAATTTGATACGAGTTATAAAGGTTCAGGTACAATACTGAAAAAAGCTATTGAAAAATATGGCTGGAATAATTTTAGATGTGAAATACTTGAAACTTGTGATTCTAATGAAGAATTAAATGCTCGTGAAGAATATTGGATTGAACATTACCACGCAGTTGAATCTGAATTGTTTTATAATATAGCTAGAGGCGGAAATAATGCAGAAAAAACTCCTGAGTATAGAGAGTCTTTAAAGCGTGGATGGACTTCAGAACGAAGAGCAAAACAAAGTGCTTTATTTAAAACTGAGTTTAATCCTAATAGAAGTCCTGAAGCTCGCCGTAAAATGAGTGAACATAATTCTTCAAAACGTCCAGAGATTCGCAAGCGTCTTAGTGAAAAAGCAAAAGGTAGACCTAATCCACATACCAAAGAATGGAACAAGCGTATAGGTGATGCATTACGTGGACGTAAGATTGGGCCATTATCTGAGTCAACAAAAAAGAAATTATCAGAACGACTTAGTGGTAAAAATAATCCTATGTATGGTAAATCTGTTACAAAAGGAACTAAGTGGTATACAAATGGTACAATAAATGTGCGTAGAAAAGAGTGTCCTGTAGGATTTGTTCCTGGTGTAACAAAAATATCACATTGACCTAAGGATTATATCGTGGAGAATAACTATGTACGGATATGTATATATATCAACAAACTCAGCTACAGGCATGAGATATATTGGTATCAATAAAGCTGTAAAATTCGATTCTAAATGTTTCGGTAATACAGATGCAATACTTAAGGACATTACTACATATGGAGAACATTCTTTTAGTGTAGATATGCTTATGCCTTATGAGGATAATGAATCTCTGGAATTTGGGCTTAATGCTTTTATTAAAAAGTATGATGCTCTTAACGACCCAAGTTTTTATAATTGTGAAAAGTCTGCAAAGCGTACACGCAAAAAGAAGGTAGACAATGAATAGATACCCAAGCTGGTGGAATACGACTATAACTCTATATAACAGGTTTGTTGATAGCGATAACAGAGTTTATTACTATCGCCGAGTTATTAGTGATTGCTTTTATAAGCATACAGTCGATAAGATAGTTGTAGGAGAGACCACAATAGCTTCTAACTCTACTATATGTAGAATTAGAGTATCAGATGATTATATCAATAAGGGCGAGTGGAACGAGCTTGTGGATAAGACAAGTAAGTTCACACTAAGTTCTGGAGATATCATTATAGCTGGTGAAGTAGATTTTGAAGTAGACGAATATACTAAAGGTAAGAGGTCATCAGACT